GGCTACCCCGGGCTGGAGGGTGTAGGCCCTGTGACCGCTGCCAAGATCCTGAAGAAGGGTACTTGGGACGAGGTCATGGGTGCCTACGAGAAGGCTGGATTCACCATTGAGTATGCGTTGACACAGGCTAGATGTGCTAGAATTCTTCGATCTGGCGAGTATCGCTGGGACACTAAGGAGATCAAACTATGGACCCCATGAACCGTTCTCGACTGCTGACCACCCACAAGGAACTGACTGACGAGGCCCGTGCCCTGTCAGAGCGTAAGAACCACGATTACTCCGGGGGCAAGGACGATACCCACCCCTTCCTCAACTTCACCCGCTGTGAGGCCATGGGGATCTGTAAGACTGAGGCTGGGATCATGGTCCGCCTGACGGACAAGATGAGCCGCCTGAGTACCTTCATTACGACCGGGGAATTCAAGGTCAAGGACGAGGCTCTGCGCGATACCGTGCTGGACATCATCAACTATGTGGTGATCCTGTACGCCTATGTCCAGTCCCAGAAGGAATCCGGGAAGTGAATAACGACATTTCTAAGGAGGCAAATACCCCAGTTCCAATAATTAAGTTGGAAATGCTGGGGTATCTCGACAAGGTCTTCCCGGAAAAGTGTGCAATTCTGGGTGAGACACAGGACTCCATCTTCTATGCGGCTGGTCAACGATCTGTTGTTCGTTACCTGTTCCGGTTGTATGAAGAGCAGCAAGAACAGCAGTTCAAGAACTTCTAGGAGAAACTATGTGCTTTTTCAGCCGTCCCAGCGCACCTCCCCCGCCGCCCGCCCCTGAGATTAAGTTGCCTGAGCCCCCAACTCCGGCGATTCAGGCGCAGCCCATGACGCAGAGCCGTCCCAAGACCTCAGCAGATGTCAATCCTCTGTTCAAGCGTCGTGGTAAGAAGTCTCTGACGATCCAGATGGGCTCGACCTCCTCCTACACCCCGGGAATGTAAATGCCTGAAACTGGCAAGGCTCTGTACCTCCACTTGGAGAATCAGCGATACTCGTACCTTGAACGAGCCCGCGATTGCTCCCGTCTTACGCTTCCGCACCTGATGCCCGACGATGGGGATCAGCGGTCGCAGAAGTTCGTGACCCCGTACCAGTCCATTGGTGCCCGTGGGGTGAACAACCTTGCTAGTGCCCTGCTCCTGTCCCTGCTGCCGCCCAACGCTCCGTTCTTCCGGTTTGTGATCGATCCGCAGGCCGCGAAGAACCTAGAGGCCCTGAATCCACGGGCCAAGGGCGAGGCTGAAAAGTCTCTGGCAGACATGGAGCGAATGATCGCCAAGGAGATCGAAGTACTGAACATCCGGGTTTCGCTGTTTGAAGCCCTGAAGCAGTTGATCGTCTGTGGCAATGTCCTGCTGTACTTCCCCGATGACGGCCCCATGCGGGTCATCCGTCTGGACCGTTATGTGGTCAAGCGGGATCCCATGGGCCATGTCCGGAAGATCGTGATCAAGGAGACTGTGGCTCCTGCTGTACTGCCTCCTGAAGCAGCGGAGATTGCCAAGTCTTGTATGTGCAGCCACGAAGACACCGTGGATCTGTACACCTGTTGCCATGTGCTTCCGGATGGTAAGGTCGAGGTCTACCAAGAGATTGGTGGGACCGTCCTTCCAGACAGCACCATTACCTACCCCGCAGAGCGGAACCCGTTCCTTGCCCTGCGTATGAACCGGGTGGATGGTGAGGACTATGGCCGCTCATATGTCGAGCAGTACTACGGGGACCTAGTTTCCCTAGATAGCCTGCGTAAGAGCATCGTGGAGGGCTCTGCGGCTGCGGCCAAGGTCCTGTTCCTGATCAACCCTGTCGGGACTACCCGGGCCAAGAAGGTCGCCCAGAGCCCCAATGGGGCCATCATTGAGGGCAACGCGGGGGATGTGACGGTGCTTCAGGTCAACAAGGCTGCTGACTTCAGCGTGGCCTTGCAGACCATGAACTCCATCAACGAGAGCCTGAGTTACGCCTTTCTACTGACTGAGGCTTCGATTCGGAACGCAGAGCGGGTTACGGCTGAAGAGATCCGGTTGGTGACCCAGAGTATCGAACGGCAACTTGGTGGCATCTACAGCCTCCTGTCGCAGGAATTCCAGTTGCCGCTGGTCCAGCGCATTATGGATCGCATGATCAAGGCCAAGAAGATGCCTAAGATCGATAAGAAGTTTGTGACTCCAGCGATTGTGACTGGTGTCGATGCTCTTGGTCGTGGCAATGATCTGAACCGCCTTGATGTTTATCTTCAGGGAATTGGACAAATCTTGGGCCCGCAGGGACTTCAGCAGTATATTGATCTGCGAGAGTACATGAACCGTCGTGCCGCTTCGCTTGGCATCGACACGGCGGGACTGGTCAAGACTGAAGAGCAAATTCAGCAGGAGCAGCAGGCGGCTATGCAGCAACAGATGCTCCAGCAGAACGCTCCGACGATGGTCCAGAGTGCTAGTCGAGTTGCCGAGCAGAGAGCCCTTGAACAGTAATGAGTAATCACCAGCAAGTTACGATTGTCCGAGACACCGCAGAAAGCAACAACGAAGTGGACGCTTTGGCTCAGGCCGCAGCAGAAGCACAGGGTACGGCTTCGGCCCAGACTGAAACTCCGCAGTCGCGTCCTGAGTGGCTTCCCCAGAAGTTCCAGAGCCCCGAAGATCTCGCTAAGGCTTACGGCGAACTGGAAAAGAAGGTGGGAACCAAGGAGGCTCCCAAGGCTGGCTTTGAGAACCTTGAGCAGTACTCGACCGAGTTCTACCAGAACGGTGACCTGAGCGACGAATCGATTCAGGCCATCACCACCAACATGGGCATTCCGGAGCAGATCGTCCGGGCCTATGTGGATGGTCAGAAGGCCGTCATGGATCAGCAGTTCAGTTCTGTTATGGGCCTTGTTGGTGGCGAATCCCAGTACGAGGCCATGACTTCGTGGGCTGCTGAGAACCTGCCAGAGGACGAGGTTGATGCTTTCAACCAGATCATGGACAGCGGTAACCTCGGCACGATCAAGGTTGCCGTGCAGGGCCTGTGGGCTCGTTACGGTCAGACCAACGGCAACCCCGGAGTCAAGTTGATTCAGGGCGAAACCACGGGGCCGTCTGGTGGGGCCTTCCGCAGCGTTGCTGAGATCGTGCAGGCCATGAAGGATCCCCGGTACGCCAAGGACCCCGCGTATCGTTCGGATGTCGAGAAGCGGGTCGCCCTGTCTAACGCTATGGGAGTCCGCTAATGAAGAAGAACCCGAAGACTACCGTCCTCGGCATTGCCACGATCCTGACCGCTGTTTCGTCGGCGGTGATCGCCCTGCTGGATAATGACCCGGCCACCGTGTTTGATGTTGCATCGGTGATTGCTGCTGTTACCGCGGGTCTTGGCCTGATTCTTGCCAAGGATGCCGACAAGGCGGCGTAATGGGTTGGATCTACCAACTGGTTACTTCGATCCTGCACTTCATTGAACGGCTTGCATCTAAGGAAGTCAAAGGTGAAAACGCTGATCCTAATGCTGGGGGCGTTCGTGATCGCTTCCGTAAGCGGGTGCAACAGCACCGTGATTCTGGTCCCTCCGGGAACGCCAGTTCAACTTGCGGAGCCTGTGAAAGCGCGGGTATTCGTTGTACAAAAGGACGGCACTAAGGTGATGTCCTCCAACCGTGTGGAAATTCCTGCTGGTTGGTGGGTCGCTGATGTGCCAGAAGACACCGGGGAAATCCCGGCGGGAAGTCCATAACATCCCCTATAACTCCGGACTTCCCCTTGAGCCCATACGGTTTATTCCGGTGGGCTCTTTTCATTTCGTGGCTTTGGATGGGCCATGAAAAGGCTAAGGAATCTTGGCCCCTTGCGAGGGACAACCTTGAGGACTGGCTACTACAACCATCTATCGTGTCTCATACATAGGATTTTTTCTCATGGCACTTTTTAATTCGCAGCCGTCGCGTATCGGCCAGTCGAACCTTGCGGGCGATACCGATGCTCTGTTCCTGAAGGTCTTCAGCGGTGAAATCATCACCACCTTTGAAGAAAACAATGTGATGATGCCGCTGCACCGTGTTCGCACGATCTCCAGCGGTAAGTCGGCCCAGTTCCCCCTCACGGGTACGGCTGGTGCTGGTTACCACACCCCGGGTGAGAGCCTGCTCTCGACCCCCGCAACGCTGGTTACGGCTGGCGGTGGTTCGTATCCGGCGACTGGTTCTGATTCCAAGTACCTCAAGAAGATCCGTCACGCTGAAAAGCAAATCTTCATTGACGATGTCCTTGTTTCGTCGGTGTTCGTTGCTGACATCGATGAGATGAAGAACCACTACGATGTCCGTTCGATCTATTCGACGGAAATCGGTCGTGCGCTTGCTTACGCCGCTGACAAGGCCCTGATTCGCACGGCCATCATCGGTGCCCGTAAGAGTACGGATCGCTTCGGTAACGCGGAAACCCGCTACCTTGGTGCCCAGCAGGGTACTGGTAGTACGGGTGACAACCTCGTTCAGGCTTTGTTCAATATCGCTCAGAAGATGGACGAGAAGAATGTTCCGTCGAACGATCGTTATTGCATCCTGACCCCGGCGAAGTACTACTCGCTGGTGAATGGCGATTCGGATGCAATCAACCGCGACTTCGGTAACGAAGGTAACGGTAGCACGGCCAGCGGTATGATCATGTCGGTCGCTGGTATCCGTATTCTGAAGAGCAACCACCTTCCGACTGCTGACGAAAGCGCAAGCACGGGTGGCGAGTCTGCTCTCTTCGGTAGCACGGGTGTTAAGAACGATGTCAGCGGTACTGCTAACGCTGGCTACTCAGGTGCTAACTTCACCGCGACCCGTGGTATCGCCTTCCAGCGTGAAGGTCTTGGTACGGTCAAGTTGATGGACCTGAGCGTTGAGAGCGAGTATGTCATGGAGCGCATGGGCACCCTCATGGTTGCCAAGTACGCCATGGGTCACAGCACCCTGCGCGAAGAGTGCCTCTATGAACTTATCGACGCGGGTCTCTGAGTCGAGTTGAGTCTGTGAGTTGAAAAGGGGGGATGGTTCCCTTAGTTGGGTTCCATCCCCTCTTTTGTTTGAGGAACAATTATGCCACTTACCAAGACAACCCGCCTTCAGGCCATCAACACGATGCTGAGTTCAATCGGTGAAAGCCCGATCAACAGTCTGAACACGCAGCGGGCCGATGCCCTGATTGCTACCTCGGTTCTTGATGAGATCACCCGGGAAGTCCTGTCTTACGGGTGGCACTTCAACACCTCGGTTGACATTGAGATGGTTCCTGAGACTGGGACTGGGTATATCTATGTCGCTGATTCGATTGTCCGGGTCGATGTCGATCCGATCAGCGGTCAGGATGTGTCTGTCCGTGGCAACCGCCTGTATAACAACAAGAATAACTCCTTTGTCTTCGATACCTCGCTGAAGACTGTTCAGGTGTATTTCTTGGAGTACGAGGAACTTCCTGAAGAGGCCCGACGCTATATTGCCATCCGGGCTGCTAGGGTGTTCCAAGATCGCGTTGTCGGCTCGGTCAAACTGCACTCTTTCACCCAGAGCGACGAAGTTCAGGCTTTGGCTAAACTGCAAGAGTACGAGATGGACACCGCTGACTTCAGCATCTTTGATTCCTACGATGTCGCTAGGACCTTTATCCGCCGTGGGTCTTACTGGGTCAACTGATGGTCTACATTCATACTCCGATTCCGAATCTCATTGGTGGCGTTAGTCAGCAGCCTCCGACGATTCGGAATATCAATGAAGCCGACGCAATCACCAACGCCGTTCCATCTCCTGTGGAAGGCTTGATCAAGCGTCCTCCTACGGAGTTTGTTGCCGCAGTCAGGAACTCGCAGAACATCCTGCGTCAACCCAACAAGGCCGATGAGCCGTTCTTCCACCTGATTGAGCGAGATGCCAACGAGAAGTACATCATGTCCATCCTCAAGGACGGCACGGTGGACATCTTCGATCTTGCTGGTAATCGAAAGACGCTGTTTACGCAGCCCCAATTTAGCGGGCTGGGGACTGCTGCGGCTACTGATCGGGTGGCGTTGACTATTGCTGATGTGACTTACATCCTCAATAAGACCGACACGCCCGCCCTGAAGAACACTACTTCAACGCAGTTTCCCACTAACTACAACCGTAATGCATTGGTCTGGGTGCGTCAGTCTAATTACGAGCGTGAACACAAAATCATCGTCACTTACGGGGCAACGACGGTTACCGCTAATCACACCCCAGCAGGAAATAGCAGCCTAGGTACGAACCACGCGGCTGAAGAGTTGACCGACGAACTGAATAATAATGCAAACCTAGCCAACACGATTCACAAGGACAGCGTCATTTGGATCAAAGCCGGAACAAACGATATCTCCGTCTTGACCGAAGATGACTTTGCTGGCGAAGGCTTGACGCTGATTATCGATGCCGTCGAGCGGTTTGAGGATCTTCCTCCGTGTGCCCCCGATGGATACATGGTTCGGGTAGCCGGAAGCCCTGAAGCCGACTACGATGACTATTGGGTCAAATTTGAGGCTTTTAATGGCATCTCGTTTGGTCAGGGACTTTGGGTTGAAACGGTAGCCCCCGGTATCAAGTATGAAATCGACCCCGCCACGATGCCGAAGATCTTGATCCGGCAGTCTGATGGCACCTTCATGCTGAAGGACGCTAATGGAACCACTCCCACGGTTGGCGACGGTCTTCCAACGGGTAGTTCGGCAACCCTGTATAACGACTTCAAGTGGTCTAATCGTCAGGCTGGTGATGAGGAAACCAACCCGGACCCATCATTCATCGGCACCAAGATCAACGACATGGTGTACTACCAGAGTCGGCTTGGGTTCATGGCTGGGGAAAACCTGATCTTCAGCGAAACCTCAGAGTTCTTTAACTTCTGGCGAACCACGGTCCTTGATCTGCTGGACACCGATACGATTGATGTGGCCTCGTCGGCATCCAAGGTTGGCGTGATTGCCTCTGCAATTCCATTCAACCGGGACCTGATCTTGTTCACCCCTACGAACCAAATGGTGATGCGTAGTGGCGATGTCTTCAGTCCCAAGAATGTTGCCATCCTGACTACGGGTGACTTTGAGAACCAAAGCAACCTAGTCAATCCCATTGCCACGGCCTCTTCGATCTTCTTCACCTACAACAACGGCGGCTATTCGGGTGTTCGTGAACTGATCCCACAGGCAAATATCGATGGTTCTTACATTGCCAACGATCTGACCGACAATGTCTCCCGGTACATCGTAGGAACCCCCAAGCACATCGCTGCCACCTCACACGACAACATTGTCGTGCTGATTGCAAACGACGAGTTGTATTGCTATCGGTACTTGACTAGGGGTGATACTCGGGTCCAATCGGCTTGGTTCAAGTTCACCTTTGCTGACTCTTCGGGAATCACGGGTAACTACTGCAAGCCCCTGTGGTGTACCTTTGTCGAGTCGGATCTTTATGTCGTGTTCATGCGAACGGGAGCCACCGCCAGTACTGGCTACCTGACCATTGAGAAGATCCGCATGGGTGCTGGTCTGAATGACATCGTCACCAGCGGTAAGAACTGGATTACCCACCTTGATGCCCGTAAGTACTATGCTTCTGGAAGTGCCAATCAAGGGGTCTATACGACCGCAACTAATAGTACTGCGTTCACCCTGCCAGCCCCCGTCTCATTCGCTACTGGAAAGATCTCAGTAGTTACCAAGGACGGCTATATCGCCAAGGTGATCGGCGGGAATCCCTACAACTCCCCCAATACGGGCGATCCGGGTAAGGTGGTGGTTGAAGGTAATTACAGCAACAAGGATGTTTGGATCGGACTGCCGTACACCATGGAGTACCAGTTCTCGACTCAATATCTGAGATCGGGCTCCCAAGGAACTACTCCATCCGCGCTGATCAATGGTCGGTATCAACTGAAATATCTTGTTCTTCAGTTTGCGGATACTGGGTACTTTGAAGTAGTCTCTACGCTGGGTACTGAGAACCAGTTCTCATACCCGTTCACAGGAGAAGTTGTAGGGAGTGCTGTTCTTGGAACTCTGAACCTGACTACGGGTACTTTCAAGGTTCCCATCTACGGTCGAAACGACGCACAGATTCTGAAGATCAGGAACAGTTCTCACCTCCCATCCAAGTTCTTGAGTGCTGAAATTGAAGGTGAGTTCACACGATTCCGCGAAGATGCTCGTTGATGTCCGCCTTTCACGATCAACCGATGCGGCCATAGTGGCCCACGATATGCGTCAGGCTGACCGGGACGAAGTAGCGGCTTGTAACGGCTTACCTCCTCAAGAGGCTCTGGAAATGGGCTACAGGCTGTCTACGGAGTGCTTTACGGTTGAGGCCCAGAGCAATGGGCTACCCTTGGCTATGTTTGGGTATCTTCTGGATCCAATTGGGGCTCGGGTCTGGATGTTGGGATCTGATCACCTGTTTGATTACAAGTGGGACTTCCTAAAAAAGTCTCGCAAGTGGGTGGACTATTTGCAGCAGCAAAGCCCCCTACTTTACAACCTAATTGACCAGCGCAACACCGTGCATATCAGGTGGCTGCAATGGCTTGATTTCAAATTTGTCCGAACTGTTCCCCACTATGGGGTGCAGGGACTTCCATTCATTGAGTTTGTGAGGTGTCGAAATGTGTACATGGGAACTAGGAGTAGCAGCGGCAATCGGAGCAGCCTCCTCTGGAGCGCAACTGGCGGCACAGAACAAAGCGGCTAAAGAGCAGAACGCTTATAGGTCCCGCCTTGGAGTCTCAGGTAACAAGCAGTATCTCCAGAATGCTGAGTCAGTCATCCGGGATGTGGGCTCACAGGTCGATCAGACTGTCCGCCAGAACATCGAACGCTCTTCTGCGGTTCGGCAGGAACTAGAGGGGATCTCTCGTAACGCCCGTCAGGCCAAGGCTACGGCGACTACGGTGACTGCTGCTGCTGGGGTTGAAGGTCGTAGTGTTGATCTCCTCCATGCTGAGTTTGACCGCGATGTCTTGGAGTTTGAATCTGCTGCGGTCCGAAACCTCAGTAATATGCGGACGCAAATGGGTATGGAGATTCAGGCTATCTACGCCCGCGGTCAGAGTGCCATCAATGGTGGCTACCCTGCGCCGCTGCCGCCTGCTGCTAACCCCAGCCCATGGCTCCCGCTGATCAACGGTGTTACCACGGGTATCAGTACCTATAGTGCCCTCCAGTCATTCCGTACTCCGAATGGTGTGGGGGCTCAGGCAAACCAGACAGTAACCCCTCCACCCCCTAGTGGGCTTATTCCCGGGGTTCGCAGCGTTCCTCCCGGACCATAATCATGGCTAAAGCACGACCTAATCTTGGCGTAACTGCCCAACCAGTCAGCACCTTTATCCAGCCCAACCAGAATGCGGTGGCTGCGGAGTTGTATGACCAGCAGACGGTCCAGAACGCTCTTCAGTTTGCCGAAGCCTTCAGCAACCTGTCGGTGAGCGCGGCTCGTCTTGCTGGGGGCCTGAAGCAGGAATGGAACGAAGAACAGGTCCAGCAGGGTATGGATCTGGTCAACAAGAGCCGGAAGTCTTACCAGCAACTGGTTCAGTCTGGTGAGATCAAGCCCACGGAGAACCCGTGGTTTGCCGTTGGTGCCCAGAAGGCCAGCGGCTCTATTGAGGCCATGAAGGCCCGGGTTAACTTTGAGAGCCTGCTGGAGCAGAAGGTTGCCGAAGACCCGTCGTTCCTTGATGACCCCCGGGGCTTCGATGCCTTCGCCTACCAGTACACGCAGAATGTCAACCAGTTCATGGGCGATGCGTCGTACATGAGCAGGGCCTTCTACGAGTCGTTCAACCCTTTCATGGGGACGATGCAGGCCAAGCATGAAGGCCGCGTCATTGAACACAACACCCAGAAGATCCTGACGGGGGTGGCTTCAGAGGTCCAGCGGGCGGCGCAGGATTGGACCAGTCCAAACCCAACGGTCAGCCAGCAGGCTCTAGGAACGCTTCAGACCCGCCTTGATGAGATGGTCAATCAGGGTGTCGCCTCTAACCGTGTCAACAACGCTGCTGTGGATGCGTTGGTTGAACTGATGGCGACCTCGGATGACCCCCGGGCTGCTCGGGAGATGTTCAATTCCATTAAGTCTGGTACTGGTTCTCTGTCCAGCACTCAGTATGCCAAGACTCAGATGGCGATGAACGCCTCTAAGATCCAAGCCAACGACCTCCGGATGTCTGCCGAAGAATCGAAAGTTTTGGCAGCGAGGATTGAAAAGGATCTGACTCCACAAATCGTGTCTGGTGCAATAACTGTGGAGCAGGCCGAAGAAGCCCTTCGGGAAGACTTTGCTCAGGGCAAGGTGCGGATCAATGCCAACGAACAAGAGTCCAAGATTGGCTACCTGCGTTCTTTCAGCGCGGCTGCTATTCGTGAGCGTGAGGTCCAAGTAAAGACAGAACAGAACAACGCTTTCTGGGAACTGGTTACCCTTGCAGCGGATACCGATGGTGTTGAGGACCTTGATACACGGCTTGGAGAACTCAAGCAGCGTGTTGGGGCTATTGGTCTAGACCCTGAGCAGTTGTATAGGGGCCGGGAATTGCTGGATCGGATTACCGAACAAGCAAAGAAAGATCGTGTACTGGCTACGGCAGACGCTCAAACCAACGAACTTTATCAGTTGGCCCTAGATGCCAAGAATGCACAAAGTGACGAAGAGGCTTCTGCGGCACTTAAGAAGTATAAGGATCGTATTGAGACTCTCGGATTGGCTCCTGAGCAGCGGTTTAAGGCTGAAGAGATGTTTGCAAAGGTTCAAGACGATACCTTTGAAGCCCAGTCCATTAGGAACATCAATAACGCCACCACGATTCTCTGGAACGGTACTGGGAATGGCGACGGGATCCTGCCCACTCTGGACCGGGAAGTTCGTGAGTCCTTTGAGCCAAACAGCAACTTTGTTCCCGGATTTGCTGAAGCCCGTCAGCAGTACGATACCTACCTGACTCAGACCCTCGGCCTTACTGATCCTAACGACACTAAGTACAAGAAGGGGCTTACTCAAGCGTATACGAAGATGCGGGATGCTCTGAAGCAGTACGAAACTGTGTACCTTCAGAAGGCCGCTACCCGCGAAGAAGCCGCATCAGTTAGGCAGCGATTCCTCGCCATGCGTATGAATCTTGCGACTGAGTTTGAGGATGCTCGGGATGTCGCTCCGGCCTTTAGAGGGCTCCTGAGCGAAATGAATCCACAGGTTGTGGAACGGGCTGGATCGGGTGAGGTTGGAGCGTTGCCATACACCGAAGACATGGTGATGGCTTATATGTTGGCTAATGACAACAACCAAAATCTGTCCACGATTCTACCCGGCGGGGAAAACGGTAAGGCCCTGATTGCTCAACTGGACTATGCTGTGGACCGTATTCGGGCTGGAGAAAAGATCGGAGATGTGGCTCGGGATGTCTCTAGGTTGATGTCTTTCGGCGGCGTGTCCAAGATCGACTACTTCGATAAGATCAATCCTGTCAAGTGGATGGATACTGATGGATCTGATCAACAGACTAGGGAAAACATTCGGGTATCATACGCAGAACTTAGGGAGGCTGTTGCGGCTACTTCCCGTTCTGGAGCCTTTGAGCCCGATGCTGGTACCTATCTCGACTACGAATACCGTAGGCACTACGCAACGGAAGTAAGTAACAACCCCATGGCATCTCGTAGTGCCCACAAGGTCGCTATGGACAAGGTCATAGAAGAGAATGTGCTCATCCGTGGCTCTCTGCTTCCTAAGCGGAACCTTGGTCCTAATCAGGATGAACTGTACCTTGAAGTGTGGCTCCGGGCCAAGTACCCCGGCAACCCCAATGCAACCTTGGTTGTCGTGTCGCCCCCGGGGGCAGATCAGGTCTTGATGGCCGTGCGTGAAAACGGAAAGGCCGTCACTAGCGGTCTTATCAGGGCTCAAGACATCAAGATGGATGATGCCCTGTTTGCTCAGACTGTTAATGATATGCTGAGAGGAAAGAACGCACCAAAACTTCCTCCCTTGTTGATTAAAACCAGAGGACACCGCTCTCCGCTTCCCGCATGGCTGGATGCTTGGCTGTACGAAGAAAAATCTGGTATTCTTACGCGGTAAAGCAAACAACTATAAACCATGGCTGAACTAACTTTCTCAAGTCCAATCTTTACTCAGAGTGCCGAAGAGATGGCGGCTGAACGAGCCATTCTCAATCGTGATGGGATCTATGACCCCAACTTTGAGATGCTGACTTCAGATGCCCGTGAACGGTTCTTGTCAGGGGCTGTTCAATCGGGTATGGGTAGTGCGATCTACCAGACGGTAGAGGGGGCCTACGATTGGTTCTCGGGCGAAACAAAGGACCCCCTGAACTTTTCAAGCATCAACGAAGTCGGCCCCGGCTCCCCTGTTACCTATTCGATGGGTAACAACAAGGAGGGACTGCAAAAGGATCTGGACACCATTCCGGCAAAGCATTGGCAGTATGTCCTGTCGGCTTCCAGTTACAACGAGTATCAGGACCGCCTTGAGTTTGTCCGCCGTGGTATGCCACAGGCTCAAGCGTCCACTATTGGCCTCGCTACGGGCCTTGTGGCCGACATTGGAATTATGACCTTGGGTGGGTACCTTGCAGAGCCTATTGCTTTGGCTGGTCTTGGTACCCGCACTACGATGGCTGGCAAGGTGGCTTCACGGTCGTTTGGATCGTATGGTGCCCAACCTGTTGCTGCCGCTGCCGCAGAAGCAGCCAATGCTGTATCCCGCCTGAGTCTTGGAGCAAGGTATACGGCTGTGGGTGTCGGTGAAGAGGTCGTTTACCAGTTTGCCCGACAGGGCATTGATCCGCTATACGACCCTTCCTTTGGCGAGGTTGTCCAGAACATGGTCCTGTCAGGGTCTGCTGCTGGCTTGATCGGTGGCGTAGCCTTTGGTCGTCGCTTTGTGGCAGACCAGATTGAGGAGGCGGCGCAGGGTTTCTACCGTCAAGGGCAGGCGATTCTCCCGGGCGGCTTTGAGATCAACTATACGCCCTTTGCTTTCCAATCTGCCGCCTATGCGGATCAGGCTCTTGCTAGTGCTGGAGGCCGTACTGCTGATGAAGCCTTGCAGGAAAGTGCTGAAGCGGGGCTCAAAGAATGGAATGAACTTCCACAAGAACTTCCGACTTCTTCTGGAGTTGTAGGAACTAGATTCGATGCTGGCTCCATTACTCCTACTGATCAAGGTGTTACGGAAACAGCACAGAAAGCGGTAGGCGAAGCGGTTCCAGAAGGTAAGCCGCTTGAACAAATTAGTACTTCAGAGCAACGCAATAGAGCGTTCATGGTAATTCGAGTTTTGGTTTCAAAGAATGATCCTAGGTTTGAAACAGCACCAGCGGTGCGGATGGAAGGAACATTCAATAACCCAAATCTTGACCGACCTGTTACGCAAACATCTTTGGCGGAATTGAATCTACGGGGCGACCGCGTTTACCACGAAACATCGTCTAAAAACTTTCCGGCACTCCTTCAGCGGCTGGAAGGCGGTCAGCGTAGGCACGAAGGGTTGTTTGTTTCAGACAATATTGATCTCGCGCTTGGACAAGGCGGGCGCGGTGTGGTGTTGGAACTTGACCCAAGCCTTGTAAATGGAAATCCCAATAAAGCAAAGGTTCTTGAGGGGGCGATAGGACGAGAATTTATCGTAGATAGAAGCCTTGTTGGCAATGTCCGCGCTGTGGTCTTTGCCGATGAAAAAACAGCCAATAAGTTCCGAGAACAACTGGCACCAGTATTTGATGTTGATAGGCCGACTACTACGGAACGAGGTATTCGATTTGAACGGCGGGCTGGCGCAAAGACAGCCAAGGTTGCTCCTGCGGCACAGGAAAGCCAGCCGCTCAAGCCGATTGCAAATACGGACGCTGCAAAGCCCGTTGTGACACCAAAGCCGTCTGTGGTTGATGTTCTCAAGCCTGTAACACGGCCTGTACAGTCCTCTTCGATGTTTACGGGGGCTCAACGAGCAGCCTTTGAAGTGTCCTTGGCTACTGGAGTCCAACCGACCGTTGACACTTTTAAGGCGATTGGTCGCGCCATGGTCACAGCGGCTCGTACTAGTCGAGGTGGCGGCTTCGCGTTCAACAAGCGATTCTGGGAAGCCCTGAGTGACGAACTTGGTGAGGAGGTCGCTTCTAAGTTCCGTCCTCTTCAACAGCGGTCGGTGATTAACGGAGCAGACAAACGCTTCGATTCCCTGTATGAACGGGAGTTCCTTGTTGACGATGTGTGGTCCCTGTTTAACACGGGTCGGTGGCGTTCAGTTCAAGACGCACCTAACTCTCTGGTCTTCCGTGTTCTGGACGAGATTCGATCCCGTGGTGGTACAGTAACTCGTCAGGTTGTCAATGAGGTGGTGAACGACCTTCGTGAACTGGCTAAGAATCCCCCTACCCGGACTAACGCCAAGGGTCGAGTAGTTGTCGATACCTATGGCCGTAAGGCTGCGGTAATCGAAATCATCAACAAGCGAACTGGGGCTGTTGATGTCGGTAGTGCAAGTACTGTGGCCCGTCGTAAGGGTCGTACTACAAAGCCGATTGATCTTCCAGAAAGCGTCCTGAAGCGTCTGTCAGCCACCACCACCAGTAAGGCAGTCAGGGCGGCTGCTGTGGCTGGAGGTCCCGGCACCGGAGGTTCGCCTCCGACGATTACCAGCACCCCGGGAACCTTTGACGGGGTGCCTAAGCGATTGTCAACTTGGTTTACCGAACGCATTCCTCTGATTTCTCCCCTGCTGAATCAAGCGGCTAGGGCCATGGAGTCGGAGAACGGTGCCGTTCGGTTGATCGCTTCGCTGGCCTTCAATGCCCGTCGAGCGACTGAATCGGCTACCAAGTACACCATCTTTGAGGCTGGCAGTCAGATCCTGCACTCCACCATGTTTACCTTCATGCGTGGATACCGCAACTCATTTGTGCGATTTGCCATGGGTCGTGGGACTGAGGATATTGCTGAAGACGCTGGTACGCTGCTGGATAACTGGAAGTATGCCTTTGGCAACAAGGATCTTCGGCTTCAGTTCAACCGCCGGATTATGAAGCAGATGCGTTCTGGTAACTTTGATGACACGGTGTCGGCTGTAAATGACGCTGCCCGAGGCTTCAAGGAGATCTTTGAGAAGATCCACAACATCGCCTTTGAGGCTGGGGTGGCTGGATTCACCAAGTCTGCTGTTGTGAATTATGTTCCCCGTCTGTGGCGGTTCGACATGATTCGACGCTTGGCTACCACTAGTGAAGGTACTGAAGCCTTGACTGGTCTGATTGAGCAGGCCATTGCCAAGAACGGACGCAAGGTTGTTATTAACGGAGTCGAAGAAACCTTTACTGGAGATGTCAAGGCTGCTGCCAAGGTCTTCACGGAGCGTCTGATCAGCATTGCCAAGTCCACCGAGAATGCTCCTATGACCGAGCAGGATCAGGAACTGGTGGAGGCCCTTGGGGATCTTCTTGGCCCCCTGAAGGCTAAGACGGGCAGCAGGACTCCCTTTGGCCGTGCCCGTATTCTGCTGGACGAGTCGGCTGAGATCACCACTACTGGGGACCTGTTGGGTAACGGTCGAAACAACCTGTCTCTGGCGGACCTGTTTGATGACGATCTGCCCAAGGTGTTCAAGAAGTACATCACTTCAGTCATGGGGGCCGTCAACGAGCGTCGGTTGATCAACGGATTCAACGACTACTTGGCTGCAAACGGCTTCAAGGGACCCAAGAAGGTGGTTGATGGGGTCGAGGTTCAAGAGCCGCTGAAGGTCAGCACCATCAATGAGATGCTGGATACGGCTCGTAAACTTGGTGGTGCGATCGAAGACGGACATCTTGAGGGCCTGAAGGAAGTTATTGCCGCCCTGCGGTATGAACCTATCTACTCAGGAGCCCCCAAGTTTGGTGACAAGGCCATGTCCTTGTTCATGCAGTATGGGTACCTAACTACTGGTGGTCAGTTCGGCCTTGCAGCCATTAACGAAATTTCGCGTCTTGTCGGAACTTTTGGAGTCCGTAGGACCTTTACGCAGTTGCCTGTGTTGGCTGAAATGATTGCCAACTACAAGAACCTTGATCGTCCTGCTCAGAACTTTGCATCCCTTTTGGATTCGTGGTTTTCACCATCCACCGACCGTCTGCGGCGAACCTTTATGGACCCGTTGGGCTCTACTGAGTACACCGGACCCTTCCAGAACGCCATGCGTGGGGCTACAAACCTGATGTCGGACATCTCTGGTCTGGCCCCGATCACCAGTTTTACCCAGCAGTTGACGGCGGCTACGACCCTCCAGCATCTGTTTGAGTTTGGTTCTGGAGCCATCAAGAAGGGTCTGGATGTTGGGGCCATCCGTAGCCTAGGTCTTGAGCCCGACGAATACAAGAAGTTGGCTGAGTGGGTCGCCGCCAATGCGGAACTCAAGGACGGATTCTTGGGCAAGCGGGTCGTTGGCCTGAAGAATATGGATGCTGTCGAGATGGATCAACTGAAGAAGTTTGTGGATCGCATGGTCCGCACCCGAATTCAGGATGTTCCAACCCGGGGTGACTTCCACAAGATGGCGTTCACTTGGTGGGGCCGTCTGGTCACTCAGTTCTCCACCTTCAATCTGAAGGGCATCGACAACTTCCTGATCCAGAATGCTGGACGAGTCAAGCAGGGTGGCGGGCTTCAGGTAGCCAAGGAAATTACGGCTACCGCCATGCTTGCTGCCCTGATTGGCTACGGGCGCAACTACGCCGACTGGTGGTCCTTCAAGCAGGCTAGGAACTACGAGGAAGCCAAGAAGCGCGAAGAACTGTTGACCCTTGAGGGGGTGGTTCGTGGATCGTTCTCTGGGCCTTCAGAAATGTACCTGTTGACCAAGGGGGCCGATGCTATGTGGGGTCTGGTCGATAAGGACCCCCTGTTTGCCCCCTATCGTTATTCGGGTCTTAGTGCCTTTGGCTTCCCCGGCGAAACCACCATCAGGAACGCTGTAGGGGTTATCAATGATGCCAAGGGTACCTTGATTGGCAAGCCACTTGGGCTGGATATTGAACGACAGATAACCAGTAAGACGGTCCACATGGGCCGTATGCTGTTGCCGCTCCAGAATATGCCGGGTATCAAACAGTACCTGAACATTCTGGAAGAGGAAATTTCGGATGAGTACAACCTGAACCGCCGTCAACCCCGGTCTTCAAACTGAATCTAAGGAGCAAAGTCATGGCTAGTTATGTCCAATACACTTCCACCGCAGGCCAAGTCAACTACAACATCAGTACGATTGACGGTTGGCTGAGTCCTTCATTTTTGAAAGTCAAAATCGATGGAAACTTTCAGCAGTCTAGTGCCTATAGCCTTCAAACGATCAACGGCGTTCCAACGATTGTTCTAAACGCTGCTCCAACTACTGGAAGCATTGTTCGGATCTACCGCGAAACGCCAAGCACGACCAGCGGATTCCAGAGTGGTGTGGTGGACTTTCAGGATGCTTCAGTCCTGACTGCTCAGGATCTGGATAACGCGGTGGTTGGTCTACTGCACATTGCTCAGGAAGGGGCTGATACAGGCTCTGGAGCACTTGGGCCGACCTTGGATGGTACCGCATGGGATGCCGACAGCAAGCAAATCAAGAGCATCACGGCTCCTTCAGAACCCGGAGATGCCGCTACGAAGAACTATGTCGATACCTTGGCCCTATACGGCAAGGCTCAGACGGTTCCACAGACTTGGGAGTTTACGGCTACCGCTGGTCAGACCACTTTTAACCTGAGTACCCTTGGTCCTGAACCCGCAGGCACCGTGGCCGATATGTATCTGGTCATTGTGGACGGCGTTCTGTACTCTCCAGAAGATTACTCATTCGGTGGGGCCAAGGGTTCGATTACTCTGGTCTTCGACAGCGGCCTTAGTGCTGGGGACGCTGTGGTAATCCGAAACTTTGGGGTGGCTCGGGCTGTAGCCGACGCGCTTACTCCGGGATCTATTACCGATGTCTACCTTGCAACCGATTCAGTAACTCCAGTAAAGATTGCTGCTAACGCGGTTACCACCGTAAAGATCAACAACCTAGCGGTTACTACAGCCAAAATTGACAACGGGGCGGTCACAAACGCTAAGTTGGGATCGTTGGCTGTTGAGGAAGCCAATATCAGCAATGGAGCAGTAACAAACGCAAAGATCGGTATTGGCGCGGTTGATACGGATCAGTTGGCAACCGGGGCTGTGACCAATATCAAGATTGAAGATAACACCATCAGCGTTGGTAAGTTGGCTACCAGCGTAACCGTGGCGACCCTTTCCGCTCCTGCCACCGACTTGGCAATGAACGGGAAGAAGATCACGGGATTGGCAAATCCGACCGCATCGACCGATGCCGCCACTAAAGACTATGTGGATACGGTTGGTGGCGGGATTCCTACGACTGGCCGGGATGTTCTCAACTTTCCAGTCGGAACCTATCTATTTGTCGAGGGTCAATCAAGTACTACATTTTTTACATTTGGTCCTGTTGGTGTGACTCCAGTTTTAAATGTGGCAAGCAACGCTTCAAACAATGTCTACAACGCAGGCGCAGTAACTACCGTGGCGTGGGATATTAGGCTTAACACTACCGCCATCAGTCCTTTGCATGGCGAGTACCGGGTTTACACCAACCCATCGACTCCGGCGGCTAATTACACATCTCTTACTGGAGTATGGGTGATGCGTGGAATTGGCGATCAACCCGCCTCAGGAATTAACCGAATGGGACTTGCTCAGAGGATCGCCTAATGCACCACCATGACACCCCGGAAATTATGTTGGCGATTGGCCGTCTTGAGGGCAAAGTGGATGCGCTACTACAGATGCAGCGTATGCAGGAAGATCAACTCAAGAATCACGAAGGCCGTCTTCGGGAACTAGAACATTCTAAGTCTTTTACAATGGGCATTGCAGCCACCGTGGGTGCTATTGCCTCGCTCCTCACTCACGCTCTTTTTAAACTCTTTCCACAAGGATAAACATAATGTTCTCCACTCAGGTCATTAACGGTACTGTCGGTGCTACGGCTGTTGTCTCAACTACTTACATTGCCCGTGAGCGTCCCGATCAGTTTGGCGTGGTCTCGGTGCGCCATGGCGGTTCCAAGATCACTAGCGGTTTCAAGGGCACCATTGAAGGTTCTATCGATAACACCACTTGGTTTGTTATTGATGTCCTGAAGATTGAAGATCCTGAATACGCCGCTGCTACGGGCGAAATTGATACTGGGAATCCCCTGAACTCGTGGAACAAGGTTGTTGCTCTTGCCCCCTATATGCGCATTCGCTTGGTTAATGGTGGCAACAACACCTTTAATGCTTGGATTTCCGAGTAAATAACTCCAAGATACCAACAACAGGAAACCAAATACATGGCAAAGCGTTCAAAGACTACTGTGATTTTTAAGAAGACTGGCGCATCTGTGTCTTCAGTTCCAATGGCTGGAGTAAATGGAAGTACCCGTGCTGGAGTGTTTCTGCGTGATGCGGTCAATGGAACCGATTCAGTAGACATTATTACGATTGGGGACAGCAATACCGGTTTCCAAAGTGGTGGAGTTCCGGGTAGTGCAGCCTACGCTTATGGCTACACCTGCGGTCTTCATCGGGCCCTCGGCTGCTTTATGGGGATTCCTATGTATGCTACGGCACTTATTCCAACCGCTCTTGAATCTGGAAGTTCTTCGGGTTTTGGCCGTGGTGATCCCATTGTTGGCGTGAACCCGTTGGGTACCAATGTTAAGTGTGAGTGGCCGGGTACAGCCGATAGCGGAGTAGCCGGAGCAACGGGTCCTGTATCACGCTTGGAACACCGTGTGGGGCAGAGCGACGCAAACGCTATTGCTTTGAAGACAAATCTTGGTTACTCCACGGCAACAGACAATCCGGATGAAGGCTTTGGAAAGTTGCTTCCACGCTTTACCGGATTCCTTTGGGATGGTGCTTTTGTGGCAGCGGGTAACACCTATACCAGCGACGGAACCAAGAATTTTGTTTACTTAAAGGCATCTAGTCCTATTCTCAATGCTCAAAGTCAGCCAAGCCTTCAGTACCGCTGCGTGTATGGTAAGTTTGCTTCCGGTTCTGGAACTTTTCGCACGACTGGGCTTATTTTGACTGGCTTTGTTGCAACTGAAGGATCTATTACTCAGACCAGCGGCGGATCTGCAAACAACTGGTATGGAACTTCTACGGTAACTTTTACTGGTCCTACGGTTACCAATGGAGTTGCTGCTAGTGATGTGTGCGCTTCTTGGGATAATATCAGTCAAGGAGATCCGGTTGTTGGGCCTTTTGCAGGACTGTGGCACTCAATTTGTCGCCTCAATTCTAAGGGTTACGCAGTTAATAACTACATTTACCAAGGCGGCGCACAGAGCATTCATCTCCGAAACCGATTGGAAAGTAACGGTGGAGTTCTTGACTCGTACTTGAAAGAAATTGCCGCGCGTCAAATTGCAGCAAGCGGCTCTGGCCGTGCTATTGTGTGGATAAATGTGGGAATCAATGGGCCAGAATCAGGAGCCTCATTCATCACCAACATTACGGCTTGCATTAATAAGTTGATTGAACGCTGGGAGGCTGTTGGTAATAACGCCAACAACCTTGCATTCATTATTAGCGCAAGTCACCCTGCTCCTGCTGTTTCTACTTGGGCTGCTGATAGGGCAACCACGGTCGCGGCAGCGGCTACTGTGGCTACAAATAACGCTTCAAAGGGCGTTGTTGCTGTCGATGTTGCTCAGTTTTACAGCGCACAGGATCTGTTAACTGGCGGTGTGTCTGGTTCCACCATGTATGATGCTGCTGGTCAAGCCCACCTTCGTGGGTTTAACGACCAATCAAACGGCTATGATGCTGTGGCAACCGCTATGATTAGTGCTGTTTGTAGTTATGTGTGAGTAAACCATGAACAAAGACATCCTTGAAGCAATCCACTCGGCTCTTGCTCAAGAGTTGCTGCGAAAGATCCAGAACGGGGATGCGACCCCCTCGGATCTTAGCGTTGCCCGTCAGTTCCTCAAGGACAACGGCATTGACGCGGCTCCTGATGCCTCGCAGCCCATGCTGAATCTTGCCAAGATCATGCCCTTTGACGAAGAAGAAGCCGCTTGAGTGAACTAGAACGCAAACTGAAAGACTTCAGGAACTTCGTTTATCTGGCGTGGGACCATCTTGGGCTACCAGAGCCCACCCCTATCCAGTTGGACATTGCCAAGTATCTCCAGAAGGGGCCCCGTAGGCGTGTCGTACAGGCATTCCGTGGGGTAGGCAAGAGTTGGCTTACTAGTGCCTATGTGGTCTTCAGGTTGCTGCATGATCCCAAGTTGAATGTGCTGGTGGTCTCTGCATCTAAGCAACGAGCAGATGACTTCAGTACTTTTACTTTGAGATTGATCAACGAGATTCCGATTTGCCAACACCTAAAGCCTAGGGAAGACCAGAGAAACTCCAAGATTGCGTTCGATGTTGGTCCTGCTCCGGCTTCGCAAGCCCCTAGTGTTGTTTCTAAGGGAATCACCAGTCAGATTACGGGTAGCCGTGCTGACCTGATCATTGCTGACGATGTTGAGTCGCTGAATAACTCTGCAACCTTCCTGATGCGGGACAAGTTGCAGTCTGCTGTGGCTGAGTTTGAAGCAGTACTTAAGCCCGGAGGGGAGGTGATTTATCTGGGCACCCCTCAGACAGAGCAGTCGATTTACCATGCCTTCCATGAGAAGGGGTATGACACGAAGATCTGGCCTGCTAGGTATCCCGATAGCCGCCTGAAGACGGCCTTTGGGGAGAAACTGGCTCCCATGCTGCGGGATGGATCAGAAGGCGACCCAACGGATCCTAGGCGGTTTAATGCCATTGACCTGATGGAGCGTGAAGCGTCCTACGGGCGTACCGGGTTTGCCCTCCAGTTCATGTTGGACAGCACCCTGAGTGACGCTGACAGGTATCCGCTCAAGTTGAGCGACCTGTTGGTCTTTGGATTGAACCCAGAGAACGCTCCTGAGAAGCCTGTTTGGGCGGCTAATCCCAGCAACATTGTCAAGGACATCCCTTGCGTGGGCTTTAATGGGGATCGGTATTACGGGCCCATGGACATCATCGGTAAGTGGATTCCCTATGAAGGATCCATTATGGCAATTGACCCCAGCGGTCGTGGCGATAACGAAACCGCCTACGCTGTGGTCAAGATGCTGAATGGGTTCCTGTATGTGACTGCTGCGGGTGGTCTACAGGGAGGCTACGAGCAGGCAACTATGGACAAACTGGTGTCCATTGCCAAGGGTCAGGCCGTCAACAAGATCATTGTCGAGTCGAACTTTGGTGACGGTATGTTCTCGGAACTGCTGAAGCCGTATCTACGGAACAGTTACCCCTGCACAGTCGAAGAAGTCCGGCATAACATCCAGAAGGAACGCCGGATTGTGGACACCCTAGAGCCCGTTATGAACCAGCATCGACTGGTAATTGACGCTGGGGTCATCCGAAACGATTACGAATCCACCAAAATGTATGCCACGGAGAAGGCTCTCCAATATTCACTTATGTGGCAGATGTCCCGGATTACTAGGACCAAGAAAGCCTTGGCTTATGATGACCGACTGGATGTCTTGGCTATGGCTATCGGGTTCTGGTCTGAGGTAATGGCACAGGATGCCAACCGTAAGATTGCTTCCCGTAAAGAAGAAGAACTGGATCGTGAACTGGAACGGTTTATGGAACACGCTGTCGGGCGTAGGCCCAGAGGTGACACATGGATGAGCCTGTGACTGAGTGGTCTTTGAACCTGACCCATAAGGCTTGCAGAGCCCTGCTTTCTTATGAGGATCATCTAAGGAGCGAACGCTCTCTTAAGGCATCAACCAAGTTGGCTAAGGCTATGCGTGAGTTGCGCGAAGCCCTGCCCAAGGAATTACTGGAGATGGCAAATGGCAAGCCCGTGTAATGGCAAGAAACTGAATACTCCGTGGCGTACCCCGGGTGGAAACAAGAAGTCCGCCGTGTGCGTCAAGGACGGAGAGAAGACGAAGGTGGTCCGCTTTGGCGACCCCAAGATGAAGATCAAGAAGCACATTCCGGGTCGCAGGGCCAACTTTAGGGCTCGACACAACTGCGACAACCCGGGTCCAAAGACCAAGGCACGATACTGGTCGTGCAGGGCGTGGTGATCTATGCCCAAAGATGCGTGTTATCGTAAGGTCATGCGGTCGTACGGCAAGTGGTCCGCAAGGGCTGCTCAGGCTACCGCCAAGTGCCGGAAGGCCAAGGGCGATGTCCGTAAGGGCGAAGCAGGAGCCAACCTGAAGCGTTGGACCGATGAAAAGTGGGTCGATACCCGTACTAGTAAGCCCTGTGGTGGAGGGGGTAAGAACGAGTATTGCCGCCCCAGCCGCAAGATCAGCAAAAAGACCCCCAAGACTGTGGGCGAAATGTCCAAGTCTGAACTGGCTTCTAAGAAGCGTGAAAAGATGAAGATCGGGATGCGTGGTGCATCTGGTCCCAAAGTGTCCCCTGCAAAGAGGTAATCATGTCGATGCTAAACAAGTTTATTGCTCCTGAACTCAAGATTAAGACCAAGGGATCCAAGGGTCGCCGCGTTACCCCGGGTAAGACCAAGCACGGACCAAAGCCTAATATGGGTGTTGTTGCTGCTGGTAAGAGTGGGATGACCATTGGTAACATTGGTGCCCTGAAGACTCAGGTCAGCAGTCAGGGCGCACAGGGTGGTGGCGGAGGTAAGCGATAATGCCAAAGAAAGTTGTTGAAGCCTTGATGCGTAAGGGGATGTCCAAGGACAAGGCTTATGCCATTGCCTATGGACAAGTCAAGAACCGACTCAAGGTCAAGAAGAAGGCCAAGTGATGTCTGATCGGGACTACAAAAAGGAATATCGAGAGTACCACGGTACTGAACGATACAAGAAGGACCGGGCTCATCGAAATAAGGTTCGACGGATGATGATCCGGGAAGGCAAGGTTCGTAAGGGCGACGGCAAGGATATTGACCACAAGAACGGAAATCCCCGGGATAACCGTAGGTCAAATCTAAGGATCGTTCACCGATCAGTTAACCGGGCCAAGCACTAGAAAGGACCCATCCATGGACATCAAGTGGTCACCCTATGTTATCAAAGTGAACCCTGTTGAGATGCCCAAGGATGAATTTGGTCAGTTCTTCTACTACCCTACTCCTGAGATACACATCTCTAAGGACCTAAGGGGTATACCCTACTACAGTACACTAGTACATGAACTACTAGAGATGGTGAATGGGGTCTATGAACTAGGTCTATCTGAGACTAAGATCAGGATCCTAGAGACATCCCTGATGCAACTGATGTGTCAGAACCCGGGTGTCGTGACCAGTCTGGGAATGGCATTACAGGGCCCGGGTAGGGCAGAGGCCCCAGAGGTACCCCCCAAGGCTTAGAAGGTCACAGACGGGCTTCTAGGGGCTGCAAACGGGTGCCTAGGGGGTGATGGGGGTAGGCGATAGGTGGCTGGGGTGGTGTAGGGCTGATTTTGGGAAAAAAATGTGAAAGGCTTTAATTGATATTCAGTCCGCCCGCTACCCCCCGTGGGTACCCGTGGCCGCTCGACGCTATCCCCACGCTTTGACTAGGTCGGAAACGGGCGCGAGACTTGAATGGATCCAATCGTGGGCTCATGGGTGAACCGATGGAAACGCGGCGGGATTGTGGAGCGGGTTGTCTAGGGTCTAGACGCTTGTCTCTCCCTCGCCGTTTCGTTTCCTCAAGTGGGACTTGACACGGCCCGTTCTTTCGACTACTCTTCACTCATGGCCGATGCTCTCTCCATGTGGAAGAGCCGGACCTAGTGCCTTGAATCGAAAGAGGATTGAACCGTGAAGACCACTCAAAACGCCACCACCGAAGCCCCCGCCGTGAAGCCCGACGCGATGACCATGCCGAAGCGGATGCGGCCCCTGCACGATGCCCTCATGGGCGCAGCCTCGACGCTCTCCGGATCGATGCGGGCATTCGGCATCGCCGCCATCGCCGCCCTTGACGCTGGATGTCACTCGTTCCTGAAGGTCGAAGCCCTCCCCTACCTCACGCAAGCCCTGACCTCACAGGGCATCGCCCGCGCTAGTGCGGACGCTTCCGCCCGGATCGCACTCGTCGGGTGGGCTGCTGGTCCCGAAGCCATCGAGGGCTTGCCCGCGGACGGGCTTCGGCATCTCGCGAGTGTCGGCAAGGACCTGCCCGAAGCGGACCGCAAGGTCGCGATCGTCGCCGCCCTCGACTCTGCCAAGCGGACCGCCGCGAAGCCCGGGAAGCCCACCGTGTCGGAACTCCGCTACGCAGCGGGCAAGGACGGTGCTAACGCGAAGCCCGCTACGGCTCAATTGGCCGACCTCGCCTTGAAGTGTGCGAAGGGCGATCACGCGAAGGCCAGCGCATTCCTGCGGGGGGCGATCGAGGCAGTCGAGGCCCAGCAGGTCGAGGCTAGCGAGAAGCCCGCGAAGGGCGACCCGGATCCCGCGACCATCGCCGCTCGCGCTGCCTCGATTCGCAAGGGCAAGGGCCAGTAAGGTCTAGACCCTAGACGGCGCCACTCGCCCCCGGGTCGCTATGGAGCGGCTCGGGGGCTTTCTCATGGGCGCACCGAAAATTTTTTTGGGCCGCTCTCCC